TAATTGTGCAATCTCAAAGTAAGACCTTTTATCAATCAACTCTTCTTTAGATTTGTTGTGGTGTTTTAATGTTTTCTGTTCTTTGTTTAACTTACTACTATCATCAGTTACATTTTCAGTTCTGAGTTTTTCAATCTCTGCATTTATCTTTGAAATGTATTGATTGCTTGCAGATATTTCATTTTGTTTTTGTGCGACTTGTCTGTTGAGAGTGTCGACCTTGCGTTGAATGTCTTCGATTTCTTCGAGTCTTTTATTGATATCTGAGATGTTTTCTGTAATTTCGTTAATTCCCTTCTCGATTTTTTTGACTTTGGTTGTGGTTGATTGAATCTTCTTTTGTTTAAACTCGTTCTCCATATCTCGGTGACATGTTGGACATTCCTCGTTATCCTCATAGAATTTTATCTCCTTCTTTCCTCTATTCCTTGCTTGGTCTAATTGTTTTTGCAATTCAAGAGTCTTGGTTAGTTTCTGTTTTACTGATTCACTATCCGAAGATGCATTCTGTAATACCTCAACTTCACCTAATAGATGATTACATTCCATCTGTACTTCATCAATATGTTTTTGAGAGTTTTCAACACTTTCATTAAACTCTTCAATCTTTTGCCTACGATTATCACCAAGAGACTGGATGTGTTTTTTGTAGGTTTCGATTCTGTCTTCTGAAAGTCGGATTTCATAATCCAAGTCATGAAGTTCACTTTTCAATGCAGTCATCCTTGTCTTTAACAAGTTATTCATAATAGTAAAGATATTGATATCAAGGATATCCTCAATAATACCTCTTCTATCATTCTGATTCATTTGCATGAATGGTGTGAAAGTTGAACTACCTAAAATAACTACTTGAGTGAATGTCTTGTAGTTTAGTTTTAGGATTTGTTTCTCAAGTTGTTCTTGGTAATCTCTCATCTTTGCATCTTGATTGATAAGTCTATCGTTTAAGAATATCTCAAAGATGTTTGGTTTTGCACCTCGAACAACTCGATACTGCTTTGACCCAATTGCAAACTCAACCTCAACAACCATCCCTCTTTGATTGACTGAGTTAATAAGTGAGTTCTTGGGTATCTTACGAAATCCCTTTCCAAATAATCCAAAACATAGTGCATCTAACATTGTAGATTTACCACTACCATTCTCACCCAAGATTAGGGTTGCTTTTCGATTACCCAGAAAGACTTCTGTAAATTGGTTACCTGTCGATAATAAGTTTTTCCATCTAACTGTTTTAAATTTTATCATGAAGCTTCATCAAGTGCCTCTGTATAAAGAGACCTAACTAGATTTTCTAGTTTTGTTTTATCTCCAGAAATTTCCATTCCTTCGATATGTTTAGTTAATATTGTAAGTGTGTCCTCTGCATCTGATGCCATTTCTTCATCCGACATATCACCAAGATTGCCGTGGTCTTCTACAACCTTGAAGTCTATGACTTCTGCTTTGTTTATCTTTTCGATGAACAAGTCGAACCAGTATGGATTTTCTTTGTTGATTACAATAACTTTTACATACATATCTTTTATATGTGAAAAGTCCATTGCAAGTATTTCTTCTTGAGTTAATTTAGAATCATCGTAGAATACTTTTTCAAACATACGAATAGGGTTTTTGATTTTTTTCATTTCCCTCGTATCAGTATCAAAGATGTGGAATCCTTTTGGGTCACCATAATCTGACCAAGTAAATTCCATTTGTGAACCAAGATAAGTTATGTTCTGCATTGTAGAACCAGTGTGGAAGTGTCCACTGTATACATGTTCAAATCTTTTGAATGTGTCGAACCCAAGACCATGAGAAGAATAATAGCCAGGCATCATCATTGCACCTTCTATTTCTAAGTGTCCCATTCCTATTGATGCATTAGTAAGTTCTAAATGTTCCAATGTATCTTCTATATTGTTTTTATGAATCCAAGGCAATAGTGTGATAAGACAACCATCATAGTCTTTGGTGATTGCATCTTTATAGATTGTAATATTATCATACTTAAGTAATGCATCACATGAGTTTACTTCACTAGTATTCTTATAATACAAATCATGATTACCTACAGTTAAATCCATAGTCATCTTGTTGTCTATAAGATGTTGAATAAAGTGTTCTTTGTTTCTTTGTAAAGATAGAAAGTTGATTCCTGTTCTTTTATCAAAGTAATCACCTAAGTGAACAACATGTTTAATATCATTCTCCACGCAATATGGAAAGAAAACTTCCTCATAAAATTTTCTCATGTATTCGTGGAAATGTATACTATCGTTTCTGACACCAGCATGGGTATCATTCAATACTGCAAATTTCATTTATGTTTTTTTATTTGAACTAAAATATTTTTCTACACCTACTGGTCTGGTATCTTCTACCTTTTTCTTACCTCTAGGTTTGTAGTTGGGTTCTTCGAGATTGTTTTGTAGGAACTCAACATATGAATTATCATATTGTGTTGAATCTCCATCCATACTTCCAACTGCATCTGTAAGGATACCACTATTCATGATTGCCTTATGTTTGATTGCAGCTTGTTTCTTCTCTTTTTGGATTCTTCTTAGGAATGCATAGTATATAATCTGAGTTATATATGCGAATGCATTTTGTGATTTTTCTGGGTTAAAGTTATTTAAGTATTGTAAACAGTTTTCGATACCATCACAAATCATTTCATCCCTATAAGAATAGTTAATGAAGTTTGGTTTGGTCGATAGTCTTGTTGCAATCTTATAGATACACTCTCCAATATATTCTGTAACTCTTGGTGGTTCTTCACCCTTTGAAATTGCTTCTTTAACTGCACGATTGTGTTCTGCAATTGCAGCTGTAAACTCTTTGTTGTTTACATAGTGTTCTGGTTTTGCTTTAGTCCTTTTAGTCATATAATTATTATCTCACTGTTTTCATATTTGTCAAGTACTAAAAAAAGACTTGACAGGCTTAAGTTCTCGTGTTACCCTAGATATGTATCGTGGGAAAAGAGAGAATATACCTAATGGAGAACCTTCTTATTTGCATGTTCATATTCCATTAATTCCATCTCTTCTTCTAGTGCAAGTTCTTCTTCTGCATCTAATTGTCGTTCTCTCATAAGATTAGTTAGGTGTGCAAGTGCATCTGAACCTCTATCTAATTCCTGTTTAGGAGACATGACATCCAATCCAACTTCATCCCTAAGTTGAATCCAGTCTTTACATGCTTTGTCGTAGAATGCAATAAACTTATCATCAACTGTAGTTGTGTATACCACTTCACTAGCTGCAATGACTATTTTGTTGTCTTTAGTAAAAGGAACGAGAGGTGACAATTTAATAACTGTACCTTTCCCTGTTACTGCTGGAGTAAGACCAACATTACAAGGAAGAGTCATTTCAACTGTTCCAGTATCTTCTTTTACTCGTGTCATTGCAATGATGTCTTCACCATTTCGTAGTTTGATGTATCTGTATTGACTCATAGTTTTATTGCCAGTATTATTAGGATTGCAAGAAGTAAAATATTAGTGGTTGCAATTAAAATTCCCAAAATAGTATGATACCATATCCATCTTGTTTTNNCCAACAGTTAAATCATCTGGGTCTGGGTTTTGCCATGTATCAGATGGTTTCTGTTTCCATAATGTTTCCCACCACTTCAAAATTTCACCTCATGTATTGTATACTTAAATTTTTCCTTACTATATGTATTTATTCGTTCTTTAAAGTGTCTAAGAGTATAATTCTCTCTTTTCTTGTAACTCAAGTCATCTGCAATATCAAAAAGAGTTGCATTGACCTTATCCTTACTTGTTCTTAATACTCTTCCAATTGATTGTAGTACACGAATCTTAGACTTACTAGGACTTGCAAACACAATATTGTGTAGGTTCTTAATATTTATACCTGTAGAAAAAGTCCCATATGATGCAATAATTACACACCCATCTTCCTTTTCCATTAACTCTCTGACCTTTTCTCTATTGGTTGTATCTGTTCCACCATAGATAAAGAATGATTTGATACCTGCTTTTTCGAATGCATCAAATATCTTTCTACCATGTTTATCTACATATTGAAACAATATCAATGTATTACCTTTTTGTCCTAAAGTTAGGTTCTTAATAAACTGAGTTCTTTTTTCATTACCAGCAAGAAACTCCATTTCTCTAGGATAGTCCATAGATACAACTTCTTTAGATACCTCTGGTGGATATTTAAGTACTAGACATTGTATATCTAGTTCTGCAAGAACACCTTCATCCATAAGGTCTGCACTTGTAGTAACATAATGAGTAGGCCCGAACAATCCTTCTAATACTAACTTATGTGTTTGTGTATCATCTAATGTACCAGTCAATCCCCATCTATGACCAATATCTTTCATCTTCTCCATGATACCAGTAAGTACTTTTGCTTTGAATAAATGTGCTTCATCACCAAACACTGCACCAAAACCATCGAAGAATGATTTTGGCATTCTAGATAATGTTTGCCATGTGGTTACAACTATATCTGTTTCTCCTACCTTTGCACCACCATACATCTTATCAATAGGTTTATTGTATCCATAATCTGCAAAGTCTTTTGACATTTGTTCTACTAATGATGTTGTGGGTACAATGACTAATACTTTCTTTTTGTGCATGGATATAAAATGTCTTGCAATACAATATATGATTGCAGATTTACCACTTGCAGTTGGTGATACCAACAATTGTCTTCTATACTTGATACCCCTTGATATTGCTTCTACTTGATAATCTCTCAAAGGGAATCCCATATTTAAACCATCGGTAAAGTCTGGATACTCTACATCAGTTTCCCATTTCCATCCTTCTATGTTGTAGTCTCGGTCTTTTGCAAATTGTTCTAGTGCATAATACAGTCCAACATACAACTTACCAGTAGTTTGTGCAAATAATCTTATGTTTCCATCCCAATATTTGTTTCGTACAGATGGCATAAACTTAGCCCCTGGCACTGGGAATGTAAAGTAATCGGACAACTCTCTCTTGATAGATTCTTCTGCATCTACCTTTATATGAGTATTGTCGATTTTGGTTATCTGAATGTGGGGCCTGCTATCCATCCTACTAATGAATGTCTCATTCCTCTGGTGACTGGGGTTACTTGATGATATACAAAAGATGGAAATATGATTATACTTCCCTGTTCTCTTGCACTCTGTTGATTTCTAAAAACAATGTTATCCTTATTCATTTGATTTGGATTGATTCCATATGGGTCTGTCCATTCGAAATGTCCACCTTCATAATTATCTGGATGTGTAAGGTTTACACTGTAGGATAACTTTCTATAACCACCAACTCTTTCTTCCATATGTGGGTCATTCTCACAATTCTCTTCTGTATATGGTTCAAAATGTCCATCACAATGCCATGTGTATTTTTCATCTGGTGCTTTATATGTTGTGAATTGATAGTTTTCATGAAAGTTTAAATCAAACTTAAACCAGTCTTCATTTACTTTTCTTACATGTGGAGTTATGTGGTCGAATATTGTTAATCCATCTGATAGTTTTGCATCTCTGTCTAACCATGCAACACCAGACTTACGAGTTGAGAACTCTGCTTTACCATCTTTACCACCACCAATCTGACCATAATCAGTCCAAGTATCCTTACCTATTTGGATAATCTCTTCACATATAGAAGGTGGAATAACTCTTGATAATGTAATACAATGTTCTTGTATAAATGATGGCATAATATATTAACCTGCTGGGTTAGTGAATTTCAACCAATCGATTGCATTTTTGATTGATTGGTGTCTCCATGTAATTATATTTAGTATCTCTTTTAAAGTGTCTACACACTCTGTAAGATACTCAACTTTTAGTTTTAAATCAGATAAATCTTTATCTGCATTGAAGTAGTAACTGTAATCAGACTTTAAGGGTTTGTTATATCCATCAAAAGGGTCGTAAGACCACCCTAAGTCATCTATTTCCTCTTTAGATAACTTATCGGTATACCACATCCACTTAGTCTTTAAAAGTTGATTATACTTGACCTCATACGATTTAAGAGATAGTCTCTTTTCGTTTAGGAGTTCTAGGTATTTTGCATGTAGAGATGGTGTCTGTAATGATGCCTTATCTAAATCGATTTGGTCTATTACAGAATCTTCTTTCCACATAGATTGAATTTGTTCTAATGTCATACTATAATTATACCACGAAAGTGGTATTTGTCCACTTATTTAAGAAGTAGATGCAATTTCAAATGATGTAAATTGGAATGATGCAGTACATGTTACATAGGATAATCCACCAGCAACAGTAGTGTCCATTGCAATCTCACCTAATGAAGATGGATATGCATCTGCAATTCTTATATATCTATTAGGATTATTTGCAGCTGTTGTGACCACAATAGTCATATCTGAATACAATTCTTTATCATCACCAGAACCATCTTGTGGTTCATTTGCTCTTTTATTTGCACCCACTAGGAGTCTATATTTTTCTGTATCTGTTGATGCAGTTATTCCTTCCATCCATGTAAACAGTTCAGTCCAGTTTTCCATGTTTTCATCTACAATAAAAGTAATGGTCATTTCACCATATGCAATCTTATCGCCAGGAAGTTTGATGTTTGCACCTAATGGTGTAGGTTGTATTGATTCACCTACAGTAACAGATGGTATGTTAACACCAGTTGCAAAGTATTTTGTGTTGGGTAACTTCTTAACTAACAACTCAAACTGAGTTGGTGCAAGATAAGATAAGTTGTCTGGTAAACTTCCAGCCCATGTTGCAGTTGATATTTGTCTTGTAGTCATAGTAGTATTTATGCAAATGGGGTCTTACGACCCCAAATAACTTACTTTTCGTTTACAAACTCATTAAGTAGTCTTGCAGTAGATATAACATCTTCTGTAGAAACAACTTGATTACCTAATGGTTTTTTATCATTAGGAAAATTCTCATTGTGTCTATCAATAGACTCATTATCTCTGTAGATGTTTCCTTCTAAGAGACCTTGTGCTTGATTGAGTAAGTCGGCTCTTATTTCAAAGCCTGATTTGGATGTGTTTGACATAATATTGTCCTCTGTATGTGTGTGTATGGGTTGTCCTTATGACTTCCCTATAATTATATAGTGCATAAAAAAAGAGGACTCGAAAGTCCTCTTCTCTTAGTCTAACTGACTTAAGTCTTATAGAATATTTTCTATTTCAACTTTTCTGTAGTAGAAGTTAGAACCAGCAGATGCAAGACCATCACTTGGAGTCGAACCTACAAATGGATTTGAAATCATTCCATATCTAGTTTTGAAACCAATTTTTGGTTGGAAAGTATTCTCACCAACTGCACGAACCATTTGTAATGGAACGTATGGGCAGTAGAACATACCNNAATGGAACATATGGGCAATAGAATACACCAGCATCGTAAGGGTTTGAACCTCTGTAACCTACAGTCAAGTAACCTTCGTTACTGTGACCACTTACTGGGTCTAAAGTGTAGTATGGGTCAATATAGACTTTGTACTTACCATTTAGAACACCTACGAAAGTGTTACCAGCATCAT